TAACTTATTATCCAGACCTAAATAAAACTGCAATAAAATACAATCCGATAATTACAATAGAAAACAACAAAATTTATTTTAAATACGAGGAATAGATGTCACTTACATTTAAACAAACAAAAGGCAAAGCAATTAGCAATAAAGTAGAAGCCTATGAGTATAAAGATGGAGAAAATGTAGTTAGATTATTTGGAGGTATTCTTCCTAGATATATCTACTGGATTAAAGGCACTAATAATAAAGATATTCCTATTGAATGTCTGGCCTTTAATCGTGAAAAAGAAAAATTTGATAATTTAGAAAGAGACTATGTACCTGATTACTATCCAGACTTACGCTGTACTTGGAGCTATGCTATCAACTGTATAGATCCTAAAGACGGTAAAACTAAGGCATTGAATCTTAAAAAGAAATTGTTTGAACAGATTCTTACTGCTGCTGAAGATCTAGGAGATCCTACCGATTATGATACCGGTTGGGACGTAGTATTTAAGCGAACAAAGACTGGACCACTTCCATTTAATATTGAGTATAATTTACAAGTTTTACGCTGCAAACCTAGAAAACTCTCTAGTGAAGAAAGAGAGATTATTAATAGTACTAAAACTATTGATGAAAAATTTCCAAGACCCACAGCTGACGAAATTAAAGCTTTACTAGACAAAATTGCTCAAGAACACGAAGAAGACAGCACAGACAGTGAGCAAGAAGCAGTTAAAGAATTAGGCTAACTACTGTAAAAACAAGTCCAGTAAAGTGTATTTACTGGACTTATTATTTTTGAGAATTTAATGAGAGTACTTTTTACTGCTGACATACACATAAAACTAGGTCAAAAAAATGTTCCTGTAGACTGGGCTAAAAATAGGTATAATTTATTGTGGCAAGCATTAGCTAAGCAGCAAGAAAATGCAGATCTATTTGTTATAGGTGGGGATATTTTTGATAAACTACCCAGCATGGATGAATTAGAAGTTTATTTTAACCTTATCAGCCATTGTAATATACCTACTATAGTTTATAGTGGAAATCATGAAGCTGTAAAAAAATCAACTACATTTATGTCTAATTTAGCCAGAGCAACCAATTTAATTAGTAATAAACGTAATGTAATAGTTATTGATGACTATTATAGTGACTACGGTATAGAATTTGTTCCATATAATAAGCTAAAAGACTTTGAACAACTAAATCCTTGGCCTGAGGGCGGCGACATTTTGTGCACACATGTTCGTGGAAATATACTACCGCATGTTACTGCAGAAGTTAACCTAGATATATTTAATCCCTGGAAGGTAGTTTTAGCGGGAGATCTACACAGTTATGAAAATTGTCAGCGTAATATATTGTATCCTGGCAGTCCAATAACTACTAGTTTTCATAGAGAATTAGTACAAACAGGAGTTATTCTGTTAGATACTGAAACCCTAAAACACAGTTGGATTCAATTAGAATTACCACAGTTACTAAGAAAAACTGTGGGTACAAGCGACCCTAAACCGGCAACTACATATCACCATACAATCTACCAAGTTGAAGGTGACATGAAAGAGCTAGGAGAACTAGAAGACAGTGAGTTAATTGATAAAAAGATTATTAAGCGCAGCAGTGAAGTACAGCTTATGCTAGACAATGAAATGAGTTTGGTAGAAGAAGTTAAAGAGTACTTAACCTATATATTAGAATTACCTGAACAAACAATTAATTCTGCGCTATTAGAAGTACAAAATCAATTGGATAAAATACAGCAATGATAACACTCAAAGAACTACGCTGGAGCAATTGTTTTAGTTATGGCAGTTCAAATACAATAAACTTTATAAAAACTCCACTAATTCAACTGGTAGGAAAGAATGGACACGGTAAAAGCAGCATTGCTCTTATTTTAGAAGAAATATTGTTTAATAAAAATTCTAAAAATATTAAAAAAGCAGATATTGCAAACAGATATACCAAAGATAAAACCTATACCATTGAACTAGATTTAGAAAGAAACAGTACTAATTATACCATAAAAACTACGCGTGGTTCTGCTCAAACTATTAAACTGTTAAAAAATGGTTGCGATATCAGTGCACATACTGCTACACAAACCTATAAAATCATAGAAGAAATCATAGGTATAGATCACAAAAGTTTTGCACAAATAGTTTACCAAAGCAGTGCTATGAGTTTAGAATTTTTAACCAGTGCAGACACAGCCCGTAAGAAGTTTTTAATAGAAATATTGAATCTAACCAAGTACACTCGTGCCGGAGAAATATTCAAAGACCTGGCTCTTGAACTAGGCAAAGAGATCTCAGAGTGTCAAACTAAAGTTAATACTATTCGTAGTTGGTTAGACAAATATGAAAAAGCAGATTTGTCTATTAAGCCCCTAGTACTAGTAGAAACTTTAGATCTAACTCTAGAACAAACCGCTGCAAAACTAAACTTAGAAATATCTAGCCTAGATAAAACCAATCGTAAAATTAGTCAAAACAATACCTATAAGCAACAACTTAAAAACATAGAGTTAATCTCTGTACAATCTATAGATGATAACTACTATAAATCTTTGCAGCAACAGCATACAGAGCAGTTAAAAACTGTAAAAGACAGTGAAACTTTTATTAAAAAAGTAAAAAATTTAAGCGGTGTATGTCCTACCTGCTATAGCAATATAGACGTTAGTAAAACTAAACAATTGATTAGTGAAAAAACAGAAGAAATTAATAAAGCGCAAACACTACTAAGTAGTTTAACCAAAGAGTGTAATTTACTTGAAAATCAAGACAGCCTATATAAACAAAGCATTAAAGCTCAAGAAGAATTTGAAAGACTACACCTATTAATTGATACCAGTTTACCTAGTAAAACACTAGATAAAAATGAACTTCAATATGAATATGACAATCTACTAAAAACTATTCAAGATACTAAACACAGAATTAAAGTAGCAGAAGAACATAACACTAAAATACAGCAACATAACAGTCGCGTAGATACTATAAAACAGCAACTAGAAGATATGAGTTCAGAACTAGATGAGTACAGTTTTCAATTACATCTAATGACTGAACGTATGAGTACCCTGCAAGTATTAGTAAAAACTTTTTCGACTACTGGATTAGTAGCCTATAAAATAGAGTGTTTAGTAAAAGATCTAGAACTTATAACTAACAAGTATTTAATAGATCTTAGTGACGGCAGATTTCAAATTAGTTTCAAAGTAAATAGTAGCGATAAACTACTAGTAGTGATTACGGATAATGGTCGCGATATTGATATAAATGCACTTAGTGGCGGAGAAAAGGCCAGAGTAAATGTAGCTACACTATTAGCAATTAGAAAATTAATGCAAACATTAAGTAGCAGCAGAATTAATTTACTTATCTTAGATGAAACTATTGAATCACTGGATATAGATGGTAAAGAAAAATTAGTAGAAACCTTACTAGCAGAAGAACACCTAAATACATTGTTAATTAGTCATAGTTTTACTCATCCACTGATTGAAAAGATAAATATTATTAAAAACAATAATATTTCAAGAATAGAAAGTCTATAATATGGTAGATAGTAAAGCAAAAGGAGCTAGAACAGAATCTCTTGTTAGAGATATGTTGTCTAAACATACTGGATTAGATTGGCAACGAATACCTAGTAGCGGAGCATTAGACGCAAAACACGGTTTAAAAGGTGATTTGTATGTTCCTGGTAAAAATAATCTGTACTGTGTAGAGGTAAAAGGCTATGCAGACGACTATATTACCAGTGGATTACTAACACACAAAACCCCTGAAATTACAAACTGGTGGATGCAAACACTGCGTCAGGCACAGCAAGTAGATAAAGCTCCACTACTTATATTTAAACATGATCGTAGTAAATTATTCGTAGCTAATTTAACCCTAGATCCTATGCTAAACGACCGCTGGCTTTACTATCACTCAGCAGACTATAAATTCTATATCTGCTTACTTGAAACTTGGTTAACTATTTGTAAACCTAAATTTATAACCTAGGATTGATTGTAATATGTATGCAACAATTAGTTTAACAGCCACAGAAATAAACACACGAATGGCAGGTGTATATAAGTATATGAGTTTAGCAGTACTTGTTAGCATGTTAACAAGCTACTTAGTAGGCACTACACCAGAACTAGTAAACTATCTATTTAGTGGAATTACTAAGTGGATAGTAATATTTGCTCCACTAGCTGCAGTATTAGCAATTAGCTGGGCACTAAACTATCCACTATCTAAAAATCTAGCTATATTGCTGTTGATTTTGTTTGCTGTAGTAATGGGCTTAAGCTTTAGTGCTATTTTTATAGCCTATAGTTTGGGCAATATTTTTAGTGCACTGATGAGTGCTGGTATACTATTTATAACAATGAGTGGATATGGTTACTTTACTAAAAACAGTTTGGACAGTGTTGGCAAGTATATGTTTATCGGTCTTATTAGTATTATTATTGCCAGCATTGTTAATATATTTATTGGTAGTAGTATTTTTACTATGGTTATTAGTTCGCTTGCTATCATTATATTTCTCGGACTAACTGCCTATGACAGTCAACGTATTCGTGAAATGATAGCAAATGATCAACATAATGTTGAAATTATCGGCGCACTTACACTCTACCTAAACTTTATTAATATATTTATAAATTTACTGCAGCTTTTCAGCGAAAAGAAATCCTAGATTGACAAATACTATTAATAGTGATATAATATAGTTACTATGAAACCATTCAAACAATTTAATAAAACACTGATGATAGTAGATGCTCTTAATCTAGCATTTAGATTTTATCACAATAAAACAACAAACTTTGTTAGTCAATATATTAAAACGGTAGAAAGCTTAGCTACTAGTTATCAAGCTGGAAACGTAATTATAGCTGCAGATCAAGGATCCAGCTTATATAGAAAAACCTTATACCCGCCCTATAAACAAAATCGCAAAGATAAATTTGAATCTCAAACTGATGTGGAAAAGTTGGAATTTGAACAGTTTTTTCAAGAGTTCAGTGAAGTTTTAGAAGAATTAAAATCACACTATACTGTACTACAATTTAGTGGAGTAGAGGCAGATGATATTATTGCTTATATAGTCAGTAAAAAACATAAAAATAACGAAATCTGGATTATATCTAGTGATAAAGACTTAGATTTGTTAATTACTCCACAAGTAAATAGATTTAGCTATGTTACTCGCAAAGAAACTACATGGCAAAACTGGCATGAACACTATAGTTTTAATCCAGAACAACTGTTAGATATCAAGTGCTTAACTGGTGACAGTGGTGATAACATTCCTGGAGTTTCAGGTATTGGACCTAAACGTGCTCAAGATTTAGTAAATAACTATGGAACCATTTGGGATATTATTTCTAGTATCCCCCTAGCTGGAAAATATAAATACATAGAAGCACTTAATTCTAGTAAAAATCAACTGGAATTAAATGCTCAATTAATAGATCTAGTAACCTACTGTGGTACAGCACTAGGTCCAAATAACTGTAAAACTATTAATAATATTTTAGAGAATTTAAAATGAAAATACCCTGCTTAGTAAAAAACGCAAGCTATCTACCACATCGTGCAAATCCCACAGACGCTGGTGCTGATCTACGCAGTATTGAAAAAGTAGAACTAGAAACTAACAGTATAAAACTTCTAGATACAGGGGTTGCAGTAAAAATACCTGTAAATTATGCAGGTTTTATTTTTAATAGATCAGGACAAGCCCTACAAGGCATTACACTAGTAAATGGTGTGGG